ACAAGTATGACCCTGATGCTGACTCTACACAAAACACAGCACTGTCTGTAGCATTTCCTATACCACAGCAGATCAACTCAAAAGAAGACTTAAGATACAATCAACAAGATATGGGAACAGCTGGAGCGGTTGCAGCTGATGGTATAGATCAACTCAAGAAAGTATTTGACAAGACGGGTGGATCCAATGGAACAGAAGGAAACAAAAACATAGATTTTCAACAGCTTACTAATGATGCAGTAGGAGCAGGCGGAGCATTACTAAGAGCAAATTCACCAGCACCAATACAACAAGGAGCATCAGTGGCTCTTGGTAACGTAGTTAATCCTCACGTAGCATTATTGTTCGAGGGCGTCAACTTAAAAACGTTTACCTTCCAATGGAGGTTTTCACCAGACAATGAAGGTGAATCAATTTTACTGAAGAAGATACTAAACAAAATTAAAAAACACATCTATCCAAGGTTTACCCAATCAGGAGAGAATAACTTTTATTTAAGATTCCCTCACCAAGTAGATTTGTATTATACAGGAAGCAAAGACTTCTTACACTACTTTAAACGAGCATCAGTTACATCAATGGAATCAAACTTCACACCAGAGGGTGTGTCTTTCTTCCAAGGTGGAGCACCAACGATGATAGATTTAACAATGTCGTTCCAGGAATCAGAAATCTGGACATCGGAGGATTTTGATGAGTAAATATTTTGAAGAGTTTCCAGAAATTCAATATGGAACAATGATAGCTAAAAATCTAGTTGCCAGACCATCTGTAATGTTGCCAGAGTTCAATGCTCCAACATCTTTTTATGACTACGAGATAACAAATGATCTCAGACCAGATCAAGTTGCGGGGTTATATTATGATGATCCAACACTTGTTTGGCTTATCTTTCTAGTAAACAATATTGTGGATCCATATCATGATTGGCCAAAGACAGACAAACAGATGGAAGAATATCTTGTTGTTAAGTATGGTGTCGATGATCCAATACTAGGATACAAGCATAACACGACCGGTGCATTAATATCAAAAGATACGTTTGAGTTGAATGGTACTTTTAGTAAAATTGTAGCAGGACAATACACAGTAGTATATGGAAAACAAACAGACAGAGACGCAAACGATAAAAAAAGAGTAATTAAATTACTTGATAAAAGATTTGCATCTAAAGCAAAGAGTGAACTTAAAAGAGTAATGAATGCATAATGATAGGCAATAAGTATAAAACTAATTCAGTCGACTTAGAGACGTTAAAGATATCTGGGGATTTTGGATCCTTTGATGCATTGGATAGTTTTGTGGAATTTGAAATAGAAGAATCAATGGATGCTGATTCTGTAATATGCAATATGACATTTATTGATGCTGCAGATATAACCAACAAGATAGACTTTGATGGTACAGAAAAATTAAATATTAAATTTATGTCGCCAGGCAACAGAGAAGTTGATTTAGACTTTATAGTTTTTAAACATATAGTTACGCCTGATCCAGACGGCGGAAGTGCCAAAGGGGTTACCGTGTATGGTGTAACACCAGAACATTATACACAAGCAGTGATGGACATCAATCAATCATTCAACGGACCGATTAGTAAATTTGCAAAAACAATATTCTCTAAGTTAAGAACAAAGCGTGAACTTTTTTTAGACGAAACTACTGGATCGGTTAAAACTATTGTTCCTGGCCTCACACCTTTTGAAGCAATGTCTTTTCTATCAAACAGATCTTATGACTCATCATTTAAATCAAGTGCATATAAATTTTATGAAACTATAGACGGATATCATTTTAAGAACATAGAAAAAGTTATTAGCGACAATAAGTCAAAGGCAACAACATATATCTACAATCCAGATGCAAACGTAAAGAACGATGATAAGCAAATACAGTTTACTATACAGATGTTAAACATAGATGCTAAGAACGATGTCATGGCCAAAATTAAAAATGGAATGTATGCTTCAGAAGCCAAAGAGATAGATTTAATTAATCAAACAGTAGTTAAGCGAGAGTTTTTTGGAAAGAAAGAGTTTGATGAATTTGAGCATTTAGATCAAGACTCTATGTCGCTTGATTCTAAACAATTGCTAAGCAAAATAAAAGAAGTTAATACATCATTCTGGCTTATGAAGAATATAGACAATGCAGAAGAGGAAACAAACTTCACACAAATATTACCCAACAGACTATTCTATCTTAATTCATTAGATCAAGTGAAAGCAAAAATGGGTATACCAGGTAACTCTGATTTGTCACCAGGTGCAATTATAAAATTAGATATGGCTGAGGTCACTGCTAAGACAGAATTTAGAGAACAAGAAGCAAAGATTACAGGCAACTATTTGGTAACAAAAGTTACGCATGTAGTGTCACGTGGTAAGTATCAAACGTCCGTAGATATGTGTAAGGACAGCTATAGGTCTAATGTTAGAAGACCACATAAGAACATAGTATCAAAAAGAAAGGCGAGGGCTACAATATGAGATCAGGTGAAGAATCAGGAATAGGACTAAAACATTTTGTTGGTGTTGTTGAGAATAGAGCAGATCCTCAAAAGTTAGGACGTGTAAAGGTAAGAATATATGGCATTCATACTGAAGATAAGACAGCTATCCCTACAGAAGATCTACCTTGGGCAATGGTTGTTAATCCTATTACGTCTGGATCCATGAGTGGAATAGGTAGAACTCCAACAGGATTAGTTGAAGGGTCATGGGTATTTGGTGTATTTACAGACGAGAAAGAGTATCAAGTACCATTCATATTGGGTTCATTGATAGGTAATCCTACACAGGCACCACATAAATTTAAAGGATTCAATGATCCAAATGGATTATATCCATTAAGAGATGATGATATAGCAGCCCTTGAAGAGTCATCTGTAACGAGGTTAGCAAGAGATAATGAGGCAGAAAGTCATAGTCATATAATAAACAAGAGAGAAGCAAAAGTTAATTTAGGGACTATTGAGAGTGCAGCTGCTTCTAAGACGCCATCTGTACTACCAGATAAAAGTGATTCTATCTACAACAGAACTACATGGAAAGAACCTCATCCAAGGTTTGGTGGTCAGGCAGAAGAGTTCCCATCAGATGCAAAACATTCTGCTTACCCATATAATCACGTATGGCATACAGAGTCAGGTCACGTATTAGAAGTAGACGATACACCTGGTGCAGAAAGATTACATAGATTTCATAAGAAAGGTACATTTGAAGAAGTGCAACCAGATGGCAGCAGAGTAACAAAGGTCGTAGGAAACGATTATGAGATTACTTTAGGTGACAAGGATGTCTATATTAAAGGAAGCGTAAATGTTACTATTGACGGTGATGCTAGAATGTTGGTGCATGGTGACAAGATAGAAGAAGTGGATGGTGATTATATGTTAACCGTTCGTGGAGATTATGTCAAGAAGATTGGAGGCAACCTTGCAGAAGAGGTTATGTCAGACAAGGCAGAACAGATCAACGGCAACTTTAACCAAAGAATATCAAAAGCATTCAACCAGATTACTGTGGGAGACTTCATACAAAACTTGATGTCTAAGTTTACTAAAACAACAGCTGGTGAAGAAAAGAGAACTAACATTGATTCCGTAACTACTATCTTGCCAGATAACTACACACTTGCTGGTGCAGGTAATATGACAATCAAAGCGGGCGGAGAGTTAACTATATCCTCCGACACTGCAATTAAAATGCACAGTGGTGCAAACACTACACTGACAGCTAACGGATCGCAAATCATGGAATCAAGTAAACTGTTTGTTAAGAATAATCAGGACGTTACTGGTACGCTTGATGCAAGTACAGAAGTTAAAGCTGGTACAACAAAAGTAACGCTAACTGGCCACAAACATTCTGTTCCTAATAGTGGTACTGGCGTAGCTAGCGACTCAGCTACAGGAGTAGGATAATGGATTGTTTACCTAAGGCAGCCGGAGCGCTGACAGATCAAATAGATGGTGCCAAGGCAGCTGCTGATGGACTCATAGGGGATCCAACAGCAACCGTAGCAGATTTAATTAAAGCTCAGACAGATGGTATTAAAGGAAAGCTAGACGAGCTTGTACCAGAGATAGAGTTGCCTCAAGCTAATCTACAAGATGAAATGTCAGGACTATTAGCTAGTGCTGACGATCCAGGAAAGCTAGCACAGAAGTTCTCTAGTATGAAAGAAAAGTTTGTTGGTGTAGATTTAGATTCTGTTTTAAATGGAATTGGGCTAGACGCAGCTAAATTTAACGAGCTTGATAATAAACTTAAAGCAGGACTAGATAAAATATCAGGACCAATGGCTGAGATTGAAGGCGCATTTGCTTCTGCACAAGGTGCAGTGGAAGGAGCTTTTGATAGTGCACTTAGTGGTGCAATGGGTGGTCTGGGTGATCTTGCTACTGGTGGCTTTGATGTTGCTGGTATAAGTGATTCATTATGTAAGACTGTTCCTAATATAGACTTAGACGCAGAAGGAAACCTGATTAAAAAAGGACTACCTTCTAACCTACCAACTGTAGATGCAGAGAAGATTATGGATGCAGCTAAAGCAAAGGGTGAAAGCATACTGCCTAAAGTAAAAGAAATAACTGATTTGACTAAGAACGTCTCTATTGTTGTCATCAAAGTGGGAGATAAATAAAGCATGAGCACTTTTTCTGACTTCAATAATTCGTTTGCAATACATCCTTCTAAAAAGGATCTTGCATTAAAGTCTGACGTAAGTGCAGTTGTTCAGTCTATTAAGAGTCTGTTGCTTACTGATAGAGGCGAAAGGTTGTTTCAGCCAGACGTTGGTAGTAATATAAGGCAACTACTATTTGAGAACTATACCCCACAAACAACAATACTACTTAAACAGTTTATTAGTGAGACCGTTGAGAATTTTGAGCCAAGAGCATCAATTCTTGATATCTCTGTATCACCGGACGATGATAATAATACTATGCAAGTTAAAATAATGGTTAGAATTGTTAACCAAGCAGATCCTGTACAGATGGATCTAATATTAGAGAGAATACGATAATGGCAAACACAACGCTTTCAGTAGCTAACGTAGACTTCGGTACGCTGAAGAGCAGCTACAAAACTTATTTACAAGGTCAAACTTTATTTAAAGACTTTGACTTTACTGGATCCAACTTAAATGTCCTTCTGGATGTTATGAGCTATAACACTTACATGAATAACTTCTATCTTAATATGGTAGCAGCTGAATCATTCTTAGATAGTGCTGTACTAAGAGACAGTGTGGTATCACATGCAAAGACATTAAACTATCTACCTTCTTCATATACATCATCCAAAGCAACAATTAACTTAACAATAACACCAGAAGATACTCCAGCTGCTATATCAATACCAAAGTATACTGCATTTACTGCAATGGTAGACTCAAATACGTACACGTTCTCAACTAATGAAGGACTTACAATACAAGCAGATGCTAATGGCGCATACTATGTAAATAACCTAGATGTGTTTGAAGGTGAAATAGTTACAGAGCTGTATCAAGTAAACACTGCAAACACAAGTCAAAGGTTTATATTAAACAATAAAGAAATAGACATTGATAGTCTAATTGTTAATATAACCGAATCAACTACTAACCTAGCTAACGCAAATTACACTAGATCATTAAACACTGTTGGTATGGACGGACTTTCAAACAACTATTTCATATCGCCTTCAGAGAATGAGCTATATGAAGTTCAATTTGGTGATGGAGTTCTTGGAAGAAAGCTATTACACGGCAATGTTGTTGAAGCAAAATATAGAAGATCATCTGCAAATAATGCAGACAGTGCAAGTACATTCAGCTTAGCTGGCGACATCCAAGGGTATACAAACGTTGCCATAACGACCGTAGCCAGTTCTGTCGGTGGCGGTGTTAATGAAACTATTGAAAGTATAAAGTTTAATGCTCCAAAATCTATTACAGTACAAGATAGGTTAGTTACAGTTAGCGATTACAAGACATTACTAAGACAAGCATTCAATGACATTCAAGCAATTAATGTATATGGAGGTGAAGAATTATCACCACCATTGTTTGGCAAAGTTGTTATATCAGTTGACCTAGCAAATGCAGATGGCATTTCAGACCAACGTAAAAAAGATATAATGGATTATGTTAAAGAAAGAGCACCACTATCAATCTCCCCTGTAGTAGTTAACCCAGAATTTTTATTTGTTGACGTAACCTCAGAAATAGTGTATAATCCTAATGTTACTGTTAAGAGTGATGAAGAGATTAAGTCAGCAGTAGTTGATGCGCTTAAAACATATACTACTAGTGCTATTGGAGACTTTGATTCTAAGTTAAGATTATCTAAACTATCAAGAGCAATAGACGATACTGATCCATCTATCATTAATAATAACACAAATATAAGATTACAGAAAACAATTGTACCGACAATTGGTACGCCAGGTTCATTTACATTAGACTTTGATAATGAGATATACAGAGAGATTCCACTAAACAATATTTTTGTTGATGGTTCAGCTCCTCTTACATCGTCTGCATTTACTTTTGGAAACTTAATAAATTGTTTCTTAAGAGATGATGGTTCTGGAACAATACAAATTGTACAAGACTCACAAGGGGTCGTGCAGGTAGTTAGCTCATCAATTGGAGCAATAAATTACAGCACTGGTGTTGTACAGATATCTGATTTAAATGTATCAGCTTATAGCGGAGCAGGAATAACACTTACAGCAATGCCTACTAAACAAACAGTAAGCAGCTCTAAGAACATTATCCTATCTTATAATAGTACGCCGCATATAACAATTACGCAAGAGAGAATTTAATGGCTAAGCAGGTCGAAGATAAGATTGCTTTTTTTGTCAAGGACCAGTTTCCTGCGTTCTATGATGAAGAAGGTCCAATGTTCAAAGCATTTGTTAATGCTTACTATGAATATCTAGAACAATCTGAAACAGGCACAATTGGTAGAAACCTTTTAGAATATAAAGATATAGATACTACCTCGGCCGCATTCCTCGACTTCTTCAAAAAGCAATACCTAGATGGCTTTCCCGGATCCTTTGCTGCAAACACAGAGCTAACTTTAAAACATATACTTGATTTTTATAAATCCAAAGGCTCACCTAGAGCAGTTGAATTATTATTTAGGATTCTGTTTGATGATGAGGCTTCAGTAGCATATCCATCAATCGATGTCATGACAACATCAAGTGCAGATTATATAAGACCAAGATATATTGAAGTACGTGCACCTGTCTTGACCAATCTTATATCACTATCTGGTAAAGAAATAACTGGAGCAACAAGTAATGCAAAGGCATTTGTTGAAGATATAGCTACCAAACTAATTAATAATATTAAAGTCCATGTAATGTATCTCTCTAATCTAAGAGGAGAGTTTGTACGTAACGAAGTTATTGCACCAAGCGATACTGGTGTTCAGGATGATATGCCAGTTGTGGTTGGGTCATTATCTGATGTGGAGATCACATTGGGTGGAAAAGACAAAGCTGTTGGAGACATATTCAACATAGAAGCGGCATCCGGTAAGTCAGGAAAAGTTAGAGTTGCTGAAACAGCTGATGCTACTGGACTAATTAATTTTCAATTAGCCAATGGCGGATTTGGTTTTACATCAAACACTGACTTTACAACTATTGATGTTAATACACAATTGCTAGAAGTTGCAAACGTAATCAATTCTGCTCAGACATATAGCAACACAACACATCCAGCAGCTTTTGATTGGCACGAGAAGAAAATAGACAACGCAGAATTCTTTAGATTTGAAACAGTAGATCAAACATTAGAAAGCGTATCGTTTGTTAGTGGCGCAAATCTCAACTCAAATGTAGAATCATATGTTGGCGATGATAGTAACTTAAGTAATCCTTGGATACAAGGAAGAGACAATAGCAACAATGTTATAGCTAATGGTCATTTAATTACGCCAAACATTAATGGTGAAGAAGGCACCTATGTAATTTCTCCAACGCTTGGTACGTTTGGAGATCAAAAAACATTAACATATGGATTAGCAACATCTACTCACACATTCCAATTGAATGAAGAGATCCACGAAGAGAACTTAGTAGAGCTATCTTTTATTAGTAAGGTAGGAACTTTCTCTGTTGGAGATATAGTAGTTGCTGACGAAGGTGGAGCAAACGGGATTGTAGCGGCCGCTAATTCTACCGTGCTCACCGTAAACGGATCATTCGGTACCTGGGTCGCAGGTAGTAATGGTAATGTTCAGAAAGCATCTGACTCAGCAGTAACAGCTAATGTAGTCACAATCAATGTTTCTAATACTGGTGCAAATGCTATAATAACAAATATAGTTTCATCTACTTCAATGAAGATTGCAGATATTACTGGTGCATTTAACAACGGTCTTAAGATTAAAGGCGTGAGAACAAATGCAATTGCATCTCTTACAGCCAATCCAACTAACTCTGGCGTATCAGATATTTACTTTCAAGGAACTGATGCCGCAAGAGGTGTTGTAGATTTATTTGCTAACGTTTCAGTAACTGCAGAAGTTATAGGTTCAAACACTACTTTTGTTGGATTTAGAAACAACAAGTATGCAAATGGATCCTCTGGAAACTTTGTAGCTAACACTGCTGCATATATTTTAGGAAGAGATTCAAACACATATGCTAATGTTGTCCAGCTCGGTACTGGGTCTGGTGCTGATTTTAAAATTGGTAATTTAGAAAACGAAGAAGACATAACAATATACACTGACTTCGTAGGAGAAAATAATGTCTCTAACGTAGCATATCTTGATTGCGTTATCGATGGAGGCAATAGTGGTGTTGGTTTCTTAGATAATATTACTATTAGCACAGCAGGTGCAAACTATACTAACGGACAAATAATAACATTTGCTCTTGGCGGACCAGGAGGAGGACCTCCTACTACAAACGCCACAGCAGCAATTACTACTGATGGATCAGGCGCAGTTATATCTACAACGGTACAGACTGCTGGCTCTGGATTCTATTCTAACTCTACACCAGACTACACTAACCTCGCTGGAGGTGATGGAAACTTAGCTGTCGTCGGAAACTTTGATTACGGATATGGTTTCCCTAAAGATCCAAATGGAGACTTTACAACAATCCTTGACAATGTACTAACAAGATTTAGTGGTACTGTAGGAACAGTTGCATCGCTTAGCGATATTAACCCAGGTAACAACTATAACTTTGATCCGTTCACTGCTGTATATACAAAAGGTATAGCAAAGTATCTAAGAAAAGATATTGTTGTTAATTTAGACAACAAGCAAGGAACATTTATTAATGGCGAAAATGTTAACCAGACTGTTGCGTTAGCAGGACAGCAATTAAACTTTACAAGTAATACAGGACCATTTACAGTAGGTGAGGGAGTAAGACAAACTATTTCATCAGGCAATCCAAATGTAATAGCTACAGGTGAAATATATGCTAGTACATTATCATCTATATCATTGCAAAACTTAAGATTGAAAAGTGAGTTTGCAAACGGATTCGTAACAGTAGATGGCACAAACACAATTCCATTTGTATCAAATTCAACTGTGAATGCCATAGCAGGATCCGTATCAGCTCAGACAGCAGTACTAGCCACAGTGCAAACAGTCTCTCAAACACAAACAGCCAAAGGTCAAGTATACGCACAAACCGATGATAGTGTAAGTTTAAGAAGATTATCGTTTAGTGTTGGATTCAACGATGCTCCTGGAAGTTTCTTATTTGGATCCACCTCAGGTGCAAACGGAGATATCACAAACGTGTATCAAGATGAGGCAACAAGACCAATAGGTGACAACATTAAATTGCTTGCTAATACCCAAGCTGCTAATGGTATTGTTACTAAGGTTGATATTTTAAGTTCAGGATATGGATATCAAGACGGAGCAAATTTAACATTAACAGACACGAGCGGAGGACAGATAGTAGTATCTGGTCAAGCCAATGTCACAACAACTGGTATTGCAGAAGGTTATTGGAAAGACGAAGCATCGTTTTTGAATACTAAATACCTACACGACAATAATTATTATCAATCTCACTCGTATGTAGTAGAGTCTGGGTTGTCGTTGGATAAATATAGGGACGTGCTTTTAAGAGTAGCTCACGTATCAGGTACAAAGCTATTTGGTAAAGTAACGAAAGTGTCCGGAGCAAACGTAGCCATGCAATTAAGTAATTCAGAAGTAACACTACTATGACAAAGAAGATAACTAAAAATTTTGCAGTTCATAACGCTAGACAATTTGTAGAGTCTATTGACGAGCAATCAAACTCACTGTACTACGTATTTGGTGGTAGACATATCACATGGCCAGATGAGGCAAACCCACCAGTCATAACTGACTCTTTAGAAGATACGTACTATCAGCTCTATAGAGATATGATGTTTGGTAAAAAAGTTTCGCCTGCAGACATGAAGCATATGATTATAAACAATGCATGGGATACTTCTGGAAATACTGTATATTCAAAATATGATAACAAAGCAGATACCTTATCAAACTTCTTTGTTGTTGCTAGCAATGGTGCTAAGTATGATGTATTCAAATGTTTAGATAATAATAAAGGATCTAAATCTACAGTAAAGCCAACTTTCATATCAGGTATGGAAGACGATGAAGTTTACATAACCACAGCAGATGGATATCAGTGGAAGTTTATGTATCAAATTTCTTCAGCTGAATATGCCAAATTTGCAACTACATCTAAGGTACCAGTAATTCCATCAGCCAATGTATCAGGCAATGCATCACCGGGTGCTATTGATGTGATGACTGTTAACACTGGTGGATCAAGATATTTCTCAGTAGCTAACGGAGTAGTAAAGGTAGCTAACGTAGCTGGAAATAATCTCATACACGAATTAGAATCACTTGTAAGTGCTAACATAGTTCCAACTTCAGTTACCAATGGTGCATTTACTATTGAAAGATTAGATCTTTTTGGTAAGGATGGCAGCGGTAATATTGACACATCAAACAACGTAGCCAATGGTGTTATATTGCAAGCAGATGGATCTTTACTAAGGGTAACAGATATAGCTGGAAATTTCTTTGGCCAAACAAGTAACGTAATAATCAGAGGACAAACCTCTGGAGCAATCTCTTCTATTAGTTCATTGACACCCACAACCACTTCGCTATCTGCAAACACTGACTTTTATAAAGGAAGCGTATTATATATTGCATCAGGTGCAGGTGCAGGACAACAAAGAACAATTAGTGAATATATTGTTACAGGCTCTGCAAGAAGAGTCTTGACAGCAAACGAATTCACTACCGCTATTGACTCTACATCTAGATTTGAAATAAGTCCTAGAGTAGTTGTTGATGGAGATGGATCCGGTGTACAAGCTAGAGCCATTGTAAACACTACTTCATTTGCAGTAGATACTATCGATATTATTAATAGAGGATCCGGATACTCACACGCAACAGTAAAGGTATTTGGAAACACAGGTATAGTAGCATCAGGAGAAAGTACAGCAGCGCAAGCAAACAATGCAAACGTATCTGTTATAATTGGACCACAAGGTGGACATGGATCAGATGTTATTGCTGAACTAGATGCTAAGACAGTTGGAATATCAATTGATTTTGCAAACACAGAAAATGGCAACATATCAATAGCCAATGACTACAGACAGTTTGGGCTACTTAAAGATCCATTATTTGCAAATGTTCAACTTAGCGTATCCGATACTACATTAACTGGCGGAGGGTCAGGTTCAGAAACATCATTTGCTGTAGGCAGTATTATTGTACAAGATGGTGAGGGAGTGTTAACAGGATCAGCAAACTCAACCATTCATAGAACAGAAGCAAATGCATCAGGTAAAGCATGGGGCGTAGTAAAATCAAGAGCGTCTGGAACAATAGCTGTAGGTGAAGTGTATGGTAATATGGTATCATCCAAAAGAATATTTGATGCAGCTAATACATCTTCATTAGTAGGATCAGTATTAACTAACCCATCCAGATCAAATTCTACTGCTGCATCTTTCGATCAAAGATTAGTACTGACAGGATTTTCAAATACTTCATCGGTTGCTTTTTTAAGTGATGAAGTAATTAAACAAGACTCAACCGACGCAACAGGTAGGATTGAAGTTATAAATACCACTAGCGTTGCAATTACAAGAGCTCAAGGTAATTGGTTGGCATCAGACACTGTGTCTGGTACTTACTATAATTTTACAGGGCAGACTAGTACTGGTGTAGGATTCTTTACAGGAATAAGACAGCCAGACTTAATTTCAGGGAGTGGTGAAGTATTATATGTTGAAAATCAACCACCCATAACAAGAGCTGCAGACCAAACAGAACGAGTTAAATTACTTATTGAATTTTAGAGGAACAAATGCCAATTGATACAGATTTAAATATTAGCCCATACTACGACGACTATGATGAGAATAAAGACTTTCATAGGGTGTTGTTCCGTCCAGCTGTACCACTTCAAGCAAGGGAGCTAACACAGCTCCAAACAATTCTGCAACAGCAGATTGAAAGATTTGGTCAGTTCCAATTCAAAGAAGGTACAATTATTAAGGGATGTACATTTACCTTTGACCCAACAGTTAAGTATGCTAAACTATTCGATAAGACATCAACAGGTACAGATGTAAATGTATCTTTATTTGCTACTAATGACTATGCAAGAACATCCTCTAACTTAGTTGCTCAAATTGTAGACACTAGAAGTGGATTAGAATCACAGAACCCATTCCTCAATACTTTATTCTTTAAGTATATTAATACAGGAACAGGCAGTGAAACATCTTATGCAAATGGTGATGTATTAGAAATATATCCAAATGCAACAGCTATTGCTAATGTAACTATCACAGCTAATGGAGCAGGGTATAGTAATAGTGATACAGTATCTTTTTCATCTTCACTTAAAGGTGTGGGAGCAGCTGGTAATGTTGTAACACATGCAAGTAATGGATCTATTAAATCTATTACTATCACAGCTAATGGAGCAGGGTACAGTATAGCTGTGATAGTAATAGATTTAATA